TATTTTCCGTCGCACACTAATGTGTAGTTCGACTCTGGAACGATGATCAGAGAAGACCACCCCGGGGGAATCACGCAAGTGACATACTCCGTAGATTAACAATCTTTTAGGGTTCCTGGAGATACAGACGCTAGCGGCGTGAACATTTAACTATACTGGCATTAAGTTGCCTTGATGTTATGTGCTTGCGGTGTGTAGTTGTCCGTCAACAAGGGTAGCCGTGGCTAGAATATTCAGGCAATGTATCTGAATATTCGAGCTTAGCTTATGGTTGGGGGGTTCTAGTAGTGGAACACCCGGAGTTTTTGGTGGTTTTTAACTTCTCGCATGAGACTAAAAAACCCCCTGAGTTGCTTGTCGATAGAGTGGATTACTATCACAACACAAAGCTTCCAAAGTCTACACCCCAAATCTTATGATGAGTACATCTTTCGATTAATAAAACCACAAAAATATCCAAATCTTGTGGGGCAGAATTTTATACCTTATTTTTTCTGTGGTAGGGAGTAGTGAACCCTATCTACCGCTAGTACCGGCTTAAAATTAACAACCCAATGCTGTAGAAACTTCAGCAATTATGGTTGGTGACCAGAAAACCGTTGTGTTTAACATAATGGCTAGTACCGCCCAACCTAACGGCAGGCCCGTAACTTCCATAATGTTTTATTTTTAAATTGCAGGTTTAGTGATTAGTTCATTAATTGTCTGCTTAGTTAATTTACCTAATTATAGGTCTGCGTGTTACGCAGTTGTATCAGGATTTGCTCTAATGCATCTTGGTACGGTTTTGAATTTTATCCTTATTATCCTCCGTAAACTTTCTTTTGTTTTAAAGAGGCATTCAAAACTAATTTTCTTCATGGTATTTTTAATGTTTTATACCCCTGTTGTTCAGGGTGCCAATACTACCACTGAGGAACCTGAATCTTAGCAATAGAGCGGATCAGAAGACAATAGTTTTAGAGAACTATTTAATTATGTCTTATATGCCACAATTCATTTCTTAATAACTTGTTGTGGGACAGTCTATTAGTATATCCTAATTTGTATGCCTTATTTAAGCGATCTCGAAAGTCTTCGTGAAGCACATTTCTCTGATATTCCTATGGATGTTTATTCTCTATTATTGGAGTTCATTTATGTCGCATTTCTTATGATCTTCGTTATTTTAAAACTAATTAGCCTTAGAACTTTCTGTTCTTCATTAGTTTTCATCATGTTCCTCCCTGGAATTGATAATAAACTCAGTACACATTCTATCGGTGAGATAGTAGCCATCTGGTTTTTCATCTATTTTATTTTTAAAGTATATGAAAGTAGCCGCTTCTAACATTGGGATCTGGTTTATTTGTTTTTAATAACTAGAATAGGGCATTACTATTCTAATTGGGCTTATATGGTATAATTGACCGCATATTAAGCCGCTGGTGTCAAGAAAGACACTACCCCACTATACTCCAAATTCATGTGGGACCTTTATGAATAATTTGGTCGATCAGGTGATATTAGAAAGTTTTATAGGAGGTATAATTAAGTTTGCCATCCTGATAAAATCTAGACCTTTGATGAACATGGTAATAAAGCTTCTCCTTTATGTAACAAAGAACTTTTTTATCAATTTGATCGTTGTATCGATCGAATTAGAGACATCCAAATTTGTCTTTAAAAATCTTATCCCAAGACTCATACTGATACTGGAGGTTAAAAAGTACAACCTACACAGTATGCTTCCCTGTTCATGATTTCATTTATTATCGGATTTGGAATATACATTTCCACTAAGTGCACTAGAGCAAACTTTAGGAAGTTGGTCCTAATGTACGTTATTGCTTGGGTTAGTATATTGTTGCATTGTAGAGTTATTGGTGCTCCTAAGAAAGAATTCTAAACTAAAAATAAAAGCTAAGGAGAGAAAGCCAAGTATAGAAAAATTGACTAGTAGAAAAAGTAAGGCTAAAAGAAGATTGATAAGACTGAGATCATTATTGAAGGTGACTAGACCTAAGATCGATTTATTTCTAATAAGCTTACTTATAAGGGTGATGACTATTTCTATAAATACAAGTCATGCCCAGCTTTCGATAACGAACTCTGTTTAAATATGGCAGTTACTTTCGCGTAGTTAAATATTTAGTATTTGTTGTGGTTTTAAAGTAAACCATCACATAAAAAGTTCGCGTTCCTTCGTACTCTCTGTAAGTCCCTTGATTTTGGTAGTCCCGTTTAAGTTGACGGCTATACATATTTTCGACCTACGACCCATCAACTTAAAGAAATAAAGGCCTTCGCAAGTGAAAATTCTTTTACAGTTTCCTGCGATGCTCCATATGATTTAGAGGCTGATGTGTTCATATATGATGCACACGCATATTTGAAGTCCGAGAAGTTTGTTGAAAAGGACTTAGATATATAGGGAAGAATACAAGATGAATTTTAGAACTGGGCGTTGCCATAAGAAAAGTAGAAACCAATCTTTGGAAATATAGATATTGAAACAGCTTTAAATAATAAGCCGGAGATTGAGATTGACACAAGAACAAAGTTTTAAGACCCTTAAGATAGCTTTAACCTTTTTTAGGAATTAAAATAAGCTGATTAAGATGGCAACCCTGAAGAAAGACCTTAATCTACTAAGGCCGATTAAATTCACCCAAGAACTCCTGATACTAATAAGGAGGTAGTTCCTACAGAAGAGGAAGTAAAATAGGAAGTCTCTATTGAAAAGAAGTCCTCTTCCGTCTTATCATCTGATAAGTTTGTTACAGAATCTCATGACAGTGAGGATAGGAGATCGCCACTGCCAGATCCAATACCATAAACTCCAGAGTAGTAGCTCTCCAAGTTTATGAAGAAATATCCCAAGTGCAGTATAATGGTTGACACCCGATTGTCCTAAAATCCCTTATACTCCACAATCAACATTCCTGGAGGATTTGCCAGGTTAATAAAAAGTGAGTTTGATCCTTTTGCAATTGAGAATATTGTTACTTTCTCTTTAATAATGTTTGTTTTTGTATAATCTACCTATAATGGAATGCTTATAATACTTATACTAGGATTTCTAGAATTTATGCTCCATGAATCAGTGATATATTTAGCATTAATGGCAATGGTCGTCTAATTTGGAAGCCATTCTTATATTCCTTTATCCTTTTGCCTTATGTTGTACTTCTTTAATTTTGGGAAATTTGGTTAAGCCAACTTGGTATTTAATGACCTTGCTTGGACTTTGAATCGTACCTATCATTCATTGGATGGCCCTTGTCAATATCCTAATCTTAGACTTGGGATGTTTGTTAGATTAATTAGTCTCCCAAAACCCAGCTGGTATGGAGTATACGGACATTTTATTTATAGGGGTCCCTTATATGACACTACTTATCATTATTTGGAATTTGTATCCAACTAGCTTAAGCTACCTTTCCTTTATAATGGCGTTAGATGTTATAGTGATGTAGTTCCATATCAAATATAGTTTGTTGATCGAATGAAACATCTAATTGTCACTTCATATCCTTTAGTAAGCTTTGAGAATGCTTATAAAGCGGCTAGTAGATTTAAAGAATCTTTTGCAGATAAGCGTAGTGAGTTGCATAGAATTACTTGTCTGGATGATCCTTGGGGTTAGTATATTAAAGTTATCCAAGGCTCTGTTGTTTAATCGTATTAAGAGAAGCAATGTGCTGTCTTAGATTAAATGTTGCCTATGAATTCTTTGGGAATTCAATAGAATATTATGGCAGAACATCCATTACTCCGATGGAAGGTTAGAGGTGAATTGTTATTGATTACATTTTTAGGAATAACATTATTAACTTATTAAATCGAGAACCTGTTTTTAAAAGACCTCTGCGTCATTGTTTTTATTTGGATATTAAATTCATCTAGTGACACTAGAGCGTAAATAATCGGGCATATAAATTTTCATCATAGTGAGAACCCCGATTCTTATGACCCAAAAAGAATGAATGTTAAAGTTATTAAAAAGTTTAAATTGTTCCATCCGCTACATAAGACAGACATTTCTCACTGGTCTGGCAAGGAAATTTTAGAAATTTGGGAACCATATTGTACCTGTAATACTAAAAATATAGCTAGTAGAAAAGTTTTTGATATTTTTTAGTATGTTGACACTGTTTGTACCAGATAATATGGAGCTTGCCCCCTAAATGCTATCGCGGCCTTTATCGGTAGGACTGCCCTTACTAAGCTTGAACCTAATAGCAAAGTAGTAACTGAATTAAAAAATTTTTTTAAAAATTAAATGAGATACCCTTAACTCTTTGGGGAGGCAGTTAAATTACCTTACATAAAAAAGACACGATAAGAGTTTGTTGACCATGTTGCGGAGAAGTCGCCCGCAAAAGCTAAAGCTTATTAGGCAGCTGTTGACAAAGCTGTAGCTACCTCAATAGTCGATATTGAGTACACCAACTTCCCTAAGTAGAAGGAAACTTTTATATGTGCTAAAGATGAGCATCTTAGCAAACGTAAGAATCGTCCTAGAAATATATGGAATCCATCCAACTTTATAAAGGCTGTGGGTGGACATGTTAATTACATTTTGATGTAAGCTTTAAAGCAGATTACTCCTGAATATGCATCCTATAAGACCCTTGATTAACTAGAAGAAATGTTAACTAAGGAGTATGTCAAATATTCTGACCCAGTAGTGTTTACTATCGATGGAAAATCTCATGATTCTCATCAACATTATTCGTTACTTTAAGCTATTGACTAGGCTTATATTGATTCCACTTTTGATTATATTTGGGTATATTTAGAATTGCCAGATGTATTTAAAAAAGATGTTTATAAGATATTAACCGATGTTTAAGCTAA